CAAGGAATTCGCCGCCGATCCGGCGGCCGCGCACCATAAACAGAAAACCTACGGCGAGATTTACGCCAAGCGCCATTGGATCGATCAAGAGCTCCAGCGCACCGCGCACGAGACGCAAGCCGAATACGACAAGCGCTCGAAAGACTTCGCCATCAACCAATTCACCGATTTCGTCAGGGAGGCGAATATCCCCGACGAAAAAGCCCTCACTGAAACCCTGACCCTCATGCGGTCTTACGGCCGCAAGGAAGGTTTCAGCGAGGTAGAGCTCGCCCAAACCTACGACAAGCGCATGCTGCGCGTGTTGAGGAAGGCGGCTCTTTACGACCAGGGGCAATCGAACAGGCCAAAGGCGATTATTCCTGGAAAAGGCAAAACGTTGACACCCGGAGTTGCTACGCCCGTTGGGAATGCGACACGCCGACATATCGACGAAGCCCAAAGCAGATTGGCAAAAACGGGACGCGTAGACGACGCGGCCCAAGTCATGGCTAGGCTAATTCGATGAGGTCGGACAAATGGCAAAGGTTACGAACGCCTTCACTACTTACCAAGCTGTAGGCAATAGGGAGGATTTATCCAACGCGATCTATAACATTGACCCGTTCGACACGCCGGTTATGTCGGCTTTTCGTCGGCGCAATGTAAAGAATAGGATTTTCGATTGGCAGACTGAAAACTTGCCGATCGTCAACCCGAACAACGCGCAGCAAGAAGGCTTTGTGCTCGCCAACTCGCCCGCGCAGCCGACCGTCCGGCAAAACAACGTCACCCAGATTTCCGAGCGCGACGCGACCGTCTCGGGCACGCAAGAGGAGAGCGACGCCGCCGGCAAAGGGTCGGAAATGGCGCACCAAATGGCGCTCGCGTCGAAGGCGCTCAAGAGCGACATGGAAACCATCTTGTGCGGCCGCCAGGCGCGCAACGATGGCAACGACACCGGCCCGACGGCGCGCACAACCGAGGCCTTCTCGCACTGGCTCGCCAGGGCGAAAGACAAGACCGGCGCGATCAATGCGGCGATCGCGCCCGGCACGGTCGTAACCGGCGTGCCGACCCTCGCCACCGACGCCTTCGCCGCCGTCGCCGGCGGCTCGCAAGTGACGATTACCGAGGCCATGCTCGGCGACGCCATGCAGCAAGCCTATGTCAACGGCGCGAGCCCGACATTGTGGATTGTGCCGCCAGGGCCGAAGCGTACGATCTCGACCTTCGTCGGCCGAAGCACAACGCAAGTCTTGGTCGGCAAGACTGAAGTCGTGAGCACGATCGACGTGATCGCGACGGATTTCGGACGGATCAAAGTCGCGCCGTCACGCTGGGTTCCGACCGACGTTGGTTTGCTCATCGATCCTGATTACGCGGCCGTCGCGTTCTTCCGAGCCTTCCGACAGTATTTGATGGCGCGGACCGGCGACGCCGAAACCCGCATGATCGTCGTCGAATGGGGCCTCGAGATGCGCAACGCCCTGGCCCACATGTTATTCAACGGGATCAAGAAATAACAAAAAAGGGGCGGCTCGCGCCGCCCCAACCCTTCGCTCTTCCCGCTCAAAAGGAGAACCGAAGGGATCATAACATGCAGCGCGCCTTTGTCTACGAGGACGCCAACGGCGTGCGGCGGACCTTGATCGCCGACGACGAGCGGCCGGATCAATTCACAGTCAAAACCAGTCAGGACCTCGAGCCGATCCTCGACAGTGTCGCCCGCGATCGCGAGCTCATGGCCAATACCGGCGACGCCAAGGTCCTCGGCCGCGTTCCCGTCGCCGTTTACGAGCGCGCCGTCCATGAGCAATGGGACGAAAGCGATTGGCGGAAATGGTGGAACGGCGCGGGCCCCGATGACCTCCCGAACGGCCGCGCCCTCCGCATCTGGAACCCTGGGGGGAACGTCTAGGTGGGCCTGACCGAAGAAGCGGGCAAGGTTGGAACGGCGGCGGTCGGCGCCATGTCGTCGCAGCCGCTCGCCATCGCGCTGTTGGTCATCAACGTCGGCTTCCTCGGCTTCGCCGGCTATGTCCTGGGCGAAGTGGCGGCCAACGCCTCCGAGCGCAATAAGAGCCAGATGGACCTGATCGCCAAACTTGTCGGCGACATCCGCGACTGCCGTGGCGGCGCGCACCCGACGAGCCTCACCCTCGATTACCCGCCGAGCTTCCGATGAAGCTTACCGACCACTTCACGCTTGAGGAGTTCACCGACAGTCAGACGGCGGCGCGCATGGGCTTCAAGAATGCGCCTAAGGCTGAGAGTTGGGAAATGGATAATATTCATCGCACTGCTGAAGTCATGGAGAAGGTCCGCACGCTGCTCGGCGACAAGCCGATCCTGATTAGTTCCGGCTACCGCAACGCGAAGGTCAACGCGGCGGTCAAGGGCAGCAAGAACAGCGCCCACATGAGTGGGCTAGCGGTCGATTTTTCCTGCCCCGGCTTCGGCACGCCGCTTGAAATCTGCCAGGAGATCGAGCCGTTCATGGACCTGCTTGGCGTCGATCAGCTGATCCACGAATACGCGACTTGGGTGCATCTGGGGCTGACTGACGGCAAACCGCGTCATATGGCCCTGACCATCGACCACAAAGGCGCTCGCGACGGCTTTGCTTAAGGGAGGCCTCAATGTGCGGTTTTGGCATGGACCTGATTTTCAAGGTCGCGATTTTTGTCATCGTGGTCCTAGTCGTTCTCGCGCTGCTTCGCGCGGCGTTTGGTGAATGGTTCAACACTGCGACCATTCCTTACTGGGGTTACATCCAGATCGTGCTCGGCGGCGTGATCGCGATCCTGATCCTCCTGTTCATCTGGCGGCTGGCGGAATGCGCCGGCTTGTTCGGTCGCTATAGCCTCGCGCTGATGGGATCGGCATGACCCTTCGCTCCTGGGGAGGATGGCAATGACCGACTTCGCCGACCTCACGACGATGATCGCCGAATGGGCCAACCGCCAGGATTGGACGCCGGCGCTCGTCACGTCGTTCGTGCGCATGGCCGAACAGAAGTTCAACGCCGAGCTCCGCGTCGACCGGATGATCCAGTTCAACGACGCGCTGATCGCCGCGCGCTGCGCGCCCTTGCCCGACGATTGGCTGGCGATGGACCTCGTGCGGCTCGAGAACGCCAACGCCGCCGACGGCTTTTCGCCGATCCGCTATCTTAGCCGCGACGAGTTTTTCAACCTCTCGTCCGATTGGGCTCAGCGCTACTACACCATCGAAGGCCGGCAGATTTACGTCGGCGGCGACCCGAACACGACCGACGGCCAAACGTTGCGGATCGCCTATTACGGCGAAGTCCCGGTCCTCACCGACGATCAGCAAAGCTGGCTCTACACCAAATATCCGAGCCTCTATTTGCACGCCGCGCTCATGCACGCCGATTTGCATGCCGTCGGCGAAGAGAACGCGGCGGCGAACATGAAGGCGCTGACCGAGGACGAAATTCAAAAACTCAACGCCCTCCATCTGCGCGCCAAGGCGAGCGGCTCGAGGGTCACCCGGTCGCGCCTTAGGTCATTCGGATAGGAGGAAATCAATGGTTGGTCTGTCGTCTGGCGGTGAAAGCGCGGTTTTGACGCCGCTCACCACAACCGCTTATGTCTCATTGCACACTGCCGACCCGCTCGACACCGGCGGCAGCGAGGTCACCGGCGGCAATTATGCGCGTCAGGGTCCAATCACCTTCGCCAACGCGGGCAACAACCCGACCGTGGCGAGCAATAGCGCCATCGTCACCTTCCCGGCGGCGACGGCGACCTGGGGCACGATCACCCATTTCGGCGTCTGGTCCGCCGTGACTGCCGGGACGTTTCGCGGCTCGGGCGCGGTGACCACGGCGAAGGCGGTGAACAACGGCGACACGGCGCGCTTTGTCGCTGGCGCGTTGACCATCACCGCGCAGTGAGACGATGGCCGTTTCTCGCATCCAGGGCGCTAATGGCAACGATGCTTCTGGCGGCAATTTTGCCAATTTTCCTGTTTCGTTCGCCGCGCCGGTGGCGTCGGGCAATGCGGTCATCGCTGTTTTTACGGTTTCCAATACAGCGATTTGCACGGTCACTGATGATAAAGGCAAT